TCTTGGTTACGCGGTCACCGCTGGGCAGACGAAACCGAAATAAAACTAGCCGGTGTCGTAAACGAGCAACCTTGGCACGAAACCGCAAGCGGAATCGAAGCCAAAGGAAAAGAACTCGGTTTAGACCCATCTCAGTTTGGCTCCTTTCCTGCGTTTAAGGTTGCTGTCATGCGCCAAGCAATGAAGGCTGCATGATCCTGACTTCTAATAATCGTGACGTTGCCAAGCAGCTTGTGGAATCTGCTGCGGATGGCATGGTTTTGGAGATCAGAAAACCCAAGCGTTCCTTGGACCAGAACCGCTACTACTGGGCCATACTGACCGACATCTCAGAGCAAGTCATACCCGGCAAGGCATACGAGCCGAGTATGTGGCATGAGTACCTGAGAGCGTTGTTTCTGCCGGAGAGAATGGTTGAGCTTCCAGACGGCAGCATGAAGATACTGGAAGCGAGTACGTCAGAACTTAGGGTAAACGAGTTTACAGAGTATCTGGAAAAGGTTATAAAGTGGTCAGCCGAGCATGATGTAGTTTTTTCTGAGGAGACAAAAAACTATGGATCAAGCAGTCGCGTGTAGCAGGTTGTTGTCAGCGGTCGTCAGTCTTGCGGTACGAGATTCCTGCCAGACACCGGGTAAGAAGATGCTGAATCAATTACCGAGAGATGCGCTGGATTTTTTGTTCAACCACAGCGACGGCTATTTAGAGTTATTAGATTTTGACCCAGAACAATTCCGCAAGAAATTGGTGTCGGTGATGTATACGAAGAATCCAAACCCACCTTATAGTCTTTCACAAGTGGATTGCAGGAATTTACGGATCAATTACCAGATGTGGTGCAATGAAAATAGACTATAAATTATTTGGCTTGAGGGAACCCGATTGGGGCGAAACACCGCTAAGTTGGGAAGAGGTTTTAGTGTGGTTGAGGATTAGGAGGAACGATGAATGAGTTGGCTCTTTTCGCGGGCGCTGGTGGAGGAATACTTGGGGGGCATTTGCTTGGATGGCGAACCGTCTGTGCAGTTGAGTGGGAGCCCTACGCAGCTAGCATACTTGCCGCAAGACAAAATGACGGACTTCTCCCGAGTTTCCCGATTTGGGATGACGTTCAGACCTTTGACGGCAGACCGTGGAGAGGAATTGTTGACGTCATATCTGGCGGCTTTCCATGCCAAGACATCTCCGCAGCCGGAAAGGGCGCAGGAATTGACGGAGAGCGATCAGGAATGTGGCGAGAAATGGCAAGGATCATTCACGAAGTACGACCAAGATTCGTGTTCGTGGAAAACTCACCAATGCTCACTTCTAGGGGACTTGGAACCGTTCTCGGAGACTTGGCCGCGATTGGGTTTGATGCGAGATGGGGAGTGTTGGGAGCAGCAGACGTTGGCGCACCGCATCAACGAGACAGAATCTGGATTGTGGCCGAGTCCAAACTCAAGAGATTGGAAGGACAGCGGAGCCAGCCAGGGCAAGAGAAAATCTCCGAATTTAGGAACGGTAGTGCATTGGGCGACCCCAGTATCAGACGATACGAGCTACAGGAAAAACAAATACGCGCAGGGCGGGACGGCATTAAGTACGCAAGCTGGTGGGAAACTGAACCCAACGTGGGTCGAGTGGCTAATGGGATGGCCGCTAGGATGGACAGACTTAAAGCCATTGGAAATGGACAAGTACCACTTGTGGCAGCAACAGCATGGGAAGATCTAGGTGACCAAAGATGAAAAAAAGCATCTCAATCGCGTGGCCGAACTCGGCTGTATGGTGTGTCGAAGGTTGGGCTACGAAGGAACCCCATGCGAAATCCACCATATTCGTGCCGGTCAGGGATGGGGCAGAAGCTCTCACTTTCAAACAATCGGGCTATGTCCTGAACACCATCGCGGAAAGACTGGCGTCCACGGCCTTGGGACAAAGGGATTTGTTCGACACTACGGGTTTACCGAGCAAGAGCTTTTAGAGGAGGTTTTAGAACTGTGCAAGCCATCGTAATTGCCACCGTCAGCGGGAAGTGTCTCGTGACCCTTGCGGCCTCTGTGACCGCTTATGTGCCCCAGGATGTGACCGTATTCCTGTCGGGCTCCAAGATGATCTTTCCCCGCCACCGTACTATCACTTCTGATAATACTTCTACAAACTTTGGGGATGCTTACAATGCTGTAGTGCAACAAGCATTTCAGGAGTTTGACGAGGTGGTGGTCTGTAACGACGATATTGTCTTTACCCCGACGACTTGGCAGTCACTATCCGAGGACGTTTCCAGACTCAAAAGTGAAAATATCCCCCTCGGCTGGGTCGCGTGCCGAAGCGACTACGCGAGAGGATACCAGAACATTCGGATTGGCAAGGGGCCAATGAGTTGGTTTCGCTACGAGACTGAGAACTCCATTATTGAGACCGACGTCATTGCGCCGATTTGTGCCTACATCCAGAAAAGTGACTGGATCGACTTCCCGCCCCTGAATTGGTATTCGGACGATGTGAACTGCCTAGATCTCCAGAAAGCCGGTAAACGGCACTTTATCTCCCGCGCCTATGTTCACCATGTGGGCAGCCAAACCTGTGGCTTTGACGCCAAGAATCTTATAGAATCCGCGAAACCTTGGATTCGGGAGAATCGGCCAGAGCTTTACGACTTATGGTTTCGGAAGAAAGACTAAAAAATTGGGCTTTTTACTGCGCCTGGGGGCATCTTGGCCCGGAGGTGCGTACCCGCGCCGCTTCTGCTGAGGGTAACTACGAATCCGAGGATGTCTTTGAGGGCGAAGAACCGCGAATTGAACCGGACATGATTGACGGGGAAATAATTGAACAAGCGGTCAGAAAACTTCCAGAAAAATATCGCAAAGTTCTAAAAGCACGTTTTATAATGTATCCGTACCACCTACAACATACCGTGGCGCAAAGACTGCGGATGTCGGTGGACAGGCTCGAAAGTGAACTACAAAACGCGAAGAGGAGATTAACAAGTGAACTCGAAAGAGATCGTCCAAGGCACGCCAGAGTGGCATCAGGCCAGGTTGGGATGTGCGACAGCATCACGGGCTAATGACTTCTGTGCTGCTGAAACAACGGCGGCTTACCAAAATCTACTGTGGCAACTGGTAGCGGAGAGGGAAACCCAGACCGTTGAAGAAAGTTACACAAGCGCAGATATGCAGCGGGGAACCGAAATGGAACCCATCGCCCGCGCCGCATACGAAGCCCACACCGGGACTTTTGTCACCCAGACAGGCTTCTGGCTTCACCCCGAAATCCCGTACTTTGGCGCTTCTCCTGATGGACTGGTCGGAGATGGCGGGCTTATCGAAATCAAGTGCCCCAAAACCCCAAACCATCTCCGCTACAGAAACGAAGGAAAAGTTCCCACGCAATACAAGCGACAGATGATCTGCCAACTGCTGTGTACCGGCAGGAAATGGGTGGACTTTGTAAGTTTTGACAACAGGGTTCGGGACTCTAAACAGCTCTTTATTGTGCGGTTTGAACCCAAGCAATCCGAGTTAGACGAAATGCTAGAGAAGGTTCAGGCTTTCTTGGCTAACGTAGAAAAGGAGATGCAATGAACTGGACTGTATTTGTGGTGGATTGGGAATCTCTGGGGCCACTGAAGTTTTGGCTGTTTATCATGGCCGTAATGCTTTTATCGGGGTGGCTTGAATGGCGTCGTGGCTAATAGCGGGGATCGGAATTGTTTATCTTATTGTCGCGGTGGATTTGTTTAGGGTTCACAATTGGGGCCTGGGCATTGCTTTTTTGGGCTATAGCCTAGGGAATGTGGGGTTGTATATCGCTGCCAAAGGAGGGCAACAATGACGCAGACGGAATGGGTGCTAAAGGAGGGTAAGCGAAAGTGGATTACACCGCTCGATGCTTACTTGGGGTGTAGGTGCTTGCGGCTGGCCGCGAGGATCAAGGACTTAAAGAATATGGGCTACATTGTAGCTACAAAAACGGTCCACAAGGACGGGAAACATTTTGCGGCTTATCGCGTGAAGGAGAAGAAACATGGCTGATTATTCCAATTCTGGAATACTTTTTAAGAACGAATCGCCCAACGAAAAGGCTCCGGCTTACAAGGGCAAGATCAACGTGGATGGGAAGGAATTTGAACTTGCTGCCTGGGTAAGGGAAGGCAAAAGCGGTAAGTTTCTAAGCCTGAAGGTGCAAGAACCGAGGGAGAAGAAACCCAAGCCCGAGCCGACGTTTGACGACGTTCCAGACGATCTGCCATTCTAATGAAAGATACCAGCCAAAGAGACAAGCCCAACCAATTTGTTTACAAAGGCAAGTTATATAAGAATGTTTCGCGTTACAAAGTGGTGGGTTTAACGGGGTCTAGAAACGAGTGCCCAACCTGTGACGAACTCTTTAATTCAATTCGTGCCTTTGAAGCCCACAGGGTAGGCCAAATAGGGGTTGATAGGCGTTGCCTAGGGGTAGAGGGTATGCTGGCTAAAGGAATGGCTAAAAATGCCGCCGGATTTTGGGTATCAATACCTTACAAGGAGTGGGAATGAGTGTCTTACATTCTATTTCTGACCGTGAATTGAAAAACTTTATTAAGTTTGGCGAAAAAAACATTGTTGAAGTTGGATTGGTATTTGGTGATTGTTGGGCTACCAAAGCAATTGAAATAGCTAAAGCCCTGCGTGACCGACTAGCCAAGCCTGAGCGTGAATGGGTTGGCCTTACGGATGAGGAAATCCTCTCCGATGACACTATGCGCTACTACTACGGCTTGAATGGTGGTGCAGGCCCAGTGTCTCAAAAAGGCAAGAAGGTCATTTCAGCCATCGAAGCCAAACTAAAGGAGAAGAACTCGTGAGCATTTTTTATGACGTAGACGCCTTTATGAAGGCAGCGGGACACGGGCCTGATCCCAAGAAGGTTTCGCTTTACTTGGACTTGGTGCGGGAAGAGACCGGGGAGTTGGAGCAGGCGATGTCGGACTACCACGCTGCTGAGAATTTGCAAGACGAGCAGCTTGCCAAAGCGGATGCCCTTGATGCCATCTGTGACACCATTTGGGTATTGATAGGTTTAGCAAGAGTAATGGATTTGCCCGTCGATCAGGGGTGGGATGCGGTCACCATCACAAACTTAAGAAAAGTCGATCCCGAGCTGGGGACTGTGTTGCGGGACGACCACGGAAAAATTAAGAAGCCTCCGGGATGGCGTCCACCGGATATGTTGAGGATTATCCAGAACTACGATAAGCGTGGATAAGGACTTTGTAAGGCGACTGTTTATCTACAAGCGGGGAGTGTTGTTTTGGCGCAACAGACCCCCCGAGGACTTTAAGCGGGTCAATGCTTATAAGATGTGGAATAAG